CTCCAGAACCATATCGGCAGCCTTCTTATTTCACACAAAAAAAATCTCTTGCTGAAGCTTTTGATGAAATCATCAATGAAACTGATGACCATTCAGATTTAGGAACTCCTAAACTTGTAACCAGTAAAATGGAAGAAAAAATGGCTGCTAACATCATCATGGATGTTAAAAAGAAACAGAAAAAAGATTTAACTATTGTTATTCAACCATATGGTCGTGGTGCTAAATTAGATAATGGTCATGTAATTGACGAAGGTTCTCGTTCTCTTGATCCCGATTCATATCTTTTATTGGCCAAAAAATTAGCCACAAAATACAATCTCATTTATTTTGGTGAGAAACAATTCTCTATTGACCAAGATACCTACACACATAAAATGGAAATGGATTTAAGAGGTTGGGCGTCTGTCATTCAATCATCGGACTATTTTGTTGGTTGTGATTCTGTTGGTCAATACATGGCAAGATGTTTTAGTAAACCTGGTACTGTAATTTATGGTTCCACTTTTCCAATCAACACATCTTTTCCTGACCATTTTCAAATCATTGAAAAACCTGGTGTCAAAAAATATGCTCCTATTCGCATGGTCGATTTAGATTGCCATCTTGCAGATAGAATGAATGATACACTTATGGACTTTTCAGACGATGATATTCAAGACATCTTCTTAAAAATAGTTAAAGATATTGAAAACAAGGTAAAATAATGAATGTATTGGGATTGAATCCAGGACATAATGGTTCTGCAGCTCTTGTATCAGACGATAAACTTTTATTCTATGTAGAAGAAGAACGACTGAGTAGAATGAAATATGATGGTAATCCATTTCTTGGTATTTTACAAATCATGGAAGATTATCCATTGGATGCAATTATTATTGGAGGAACATTTCAAAAAGAATCTTTGGGTGTTTTAACATGGACAGGTGGCGATCCATTTAGTTCTCTTATTAGAAAAAAATTAAAAGACAAAAATATTAAAGTAATATATGCAGGAGAAAATCACCATTTAGGTCATGCTGCAATGTCTTTTTATAATTCAGGTTTTGACAAAGCTCTTTCTATTGTAGTTGATGGTTGCGGTTCTTTAACTACTGATCCAGAAACCGGATTATCAGGATTTGAAACAGATACAGTATTTGTTTGTGAGTATCCAAATAACTTTCAAATTTTAAGTAAAAAACTTTGTTATAGTTCTCAACAGAATTCTTCTGAATATTACAATGGTATTGTTGAATATAGTACAGCTGCACCTACTGTAAAGGCCTATGAAGGTGTTACTGATTACCTAGGTTTTGGTTTTATTGAAGCAGGCAAAACTATGGGTCTTGCCCCTTATGGTGAATCAGACAATAATATACCCAATCTTTATATTAATGGTCGAGGTAATCAAAACATATTCATTCCAATGTATCCAGCAGGTACAAAAATTAATCAACTACTGAATCCTTATTTGCGCCAAGAGTTCGACCCAAAAGAGTGGCATAGGAATCCAGAAAAGATTCCTCAGCTGGCCAAAAATCTGGCATACGCCGTACAAAAAGAATCTCAAGAAATTGTTTTGAATTTAATTTTAAAGTCGATTGAACAAACAGGAATTAAAAAAGTTTGTATCTCGGGTGGTTATGGTTTAAATTGTACAGCAAATTATTTTTACAGAAAAAATTTACCAACTGATGTGGAACTTTGGTGTGAACCTATTTCACATGATGGTGGTACTGCAATTGGTTTGGCTATGTCGGTATGCAGAGGTGAAACTCAATCCACAGAAACACATCCATGTAAATCAATTTATCTTTCTAAACAATATGATCCGTCAACATATTTAAATGACGTTGATGAAAAAGAATTTGAAATTAAAAAAGTTAAAACTAAAGATGTGGCTAAATTAATTTCAGAAAGAAATATTGTTGCCCTATATCAAGGTCGTGCCGAAGCCGGTCCAAGAGCTTTAGGTAACAGGTCAATTCTTTATGATCCACGGGATCCTGATGGCAAACAATTTGTAAACCTTGTTAAAGGCCGTGAGTGGTTTAGGCCTTTTGCTGGATCAATGTTAAAAGAAGATGCCAAAGATTGGTTTGATATGGCAGGTATGGAAGAATCTCCTTTTATGATGTATGCTATTGATGTGCAAGCAGACAAAGGACATTTAATTCCTTCAATCATTCACGTTGATGATACTTGTCGAATTCAAACAGTAACCAAAGAACAGAATGAAAATTACTACAATTTAATTAATGAGTTTAAGAAAATTACTGGTGTTCCGATTGTGTTCAATACCAGTTTTAATTTGGCAGGTGAACCTTTAGTTGAAACTATTGAAGATGCTTTACATACATTGAAGAATTCTAAGATGAATTATCTGTATTTACCAGAAATTGAAACTCTTTTGGTTAAGAAGGAAGTGAACTAGCAAAATCAAATAGACTGTTAAATGTTTTGGTTTTGGTTTTCAAATCTCGATTGGCAAAAGTATTTAATTTCTCTAAAGTTTCTTGACCTTCACCGGTCGTAACTAATACAGGTACGCAACCCATAGAATTTCCAGCTTTGAGGTTGCGTATTTTATCGCCTATAAAGTAGCCGCCTTTGAATTTTAATCGGTGTTCTTTTTCGGCCTTTTTCATCATGCCAGTATTTGGCATTGAAAATATATCTTGTTTCATGTTTGTGGTTGAATAATATACGGCATCGATGTTTTGTATTCCTGCTTCTCCAAACATCTGCATCATGTTGTCTAGTATAGAATCAACTTGATCCGTGGTCAACCGGTTTTGACTGATTAAAGGTTCGTTGAAGAAAATGCATACTCTGTAACCTTTTAAACGTAACAATTTAATGGCTTCCAAAGAACCAGCAATAGGAACCATATCATCAGGTGAGGTAATTTCACGATTTTCAAATATTACACCAGTACGTTCAATGCCTATAACGCATTTATCAAAGGTGTCTGGCCAAGGTTCTGAATTTCCTCCATTACCTGAAACGGTTGCAACCTTATTATCATATCTACCCATCATTATTCCTTAAACATAAATAGTTCTATACACCTCATTGTATTATATATTGATGCAAAAGTCAAATAAATACTAACAAAATGGAAGCGAAATGGCCATAATTACCACAAGAACAGACTTCAAAGACTATTGTTTACGCAGATTAGGGTTCCCCGTCATTGATATTAACGTAGATGATGACCAAGTGGAAGACCGAATTGACGATGCGTTGCAATATTGGCAAGACTACCACTTTGACGGTCTACAAAAAATCTATTATATCAAGAAAATAACTCAAGGTGATGTCAACCAAAAATACTTAGACCTATCAACTGTTACCGATAGTTCCAACAATGCTTTGGAGATTGTTGGTATTTCTCGTATATTTCCCGTTACCGATTCTCAGGCAACTGTCAATATGTTTGACCTTAGATATCAACTCAGATTAAACGAACTCTACGACTTCACCTCCGCCTCATACGTCAATTATACCTTGACACAACAACACTTACGTTCTCTGGAGTTGATGTTTACTGGAGAAGTTCCTATTCGATTCCAAAGACATATGCGTAGACTGTATATTGATTGGGCTTGGGGTTTTTCTGAAGCTCCAGTTGGTACAGTTGTAGTTGCCGAAGCTTATGCAAATATTGATCCTACTGTTTATACCAGAGTTTGGAATGACCGTTGGTTAAAAGAATATGCCACAGCATTAATCAAAAGAAGTTGGGGCAACAACATTAAAAAGTTTGCTGGTTTACAATTGCCGGGTGGCGTTACTCTGAATGGAGATAAAATTTATGATGAAGCAGCTGCCGAAATCGAAAAACTAGAACAAGAAATGCAAGTTGAATATGGTGCACCACTAGAATGGTTTATGAACTAACATGGCAACTTCACCATATTTTAATAACTACAACTCTCAAGCTGAACAAAGAGTTTTTGAAGATTTAGTCGTTGAATCCATTAAAATAATGGGATTTGATGGATATTATTTGCCTAATGACAATGATGCGGCTCGAGACCTTTTGTATGGTGAAGATCCGGTCAAGAAATTTCAAACAGCATTTCCTATTGATTTGTATTTGTCAAGTGTATTGGAATATGGTGGTGAAAGAGAATTCTTTTCTAAATTTGGTTTACAAATTAAAAACGAAGCTTCAGTTATTGTTACAAAAAGGTCTTTTGCACAAAGAGTTCCTTCACATATAATCAGACCCCGTGAAGGTGATTTGATTTATGTTCCATTTTTAAATGGTACGGGTGAACTCTATGAAATTAAATTTGCAGACCAAGACAAAGACTTTCATCAATTAGGAAGAAAAACACCTTTCTTTTATGAATTAAGTTTGGAGAAATTTAAATATTCACAAGAACTTATTGATACTGGTATTGCGGATATTGACCAAACCACAACAGATAATTCTTACGCTATTGATTTCACAACAGGTACAGGATCGGGAACATATCTATTGCATGAAGTTGTATTCCAATCTAGTAGCAATACTGGTAATATTATTCAAGCCTATGCTAACGCCACAACAATTGCATCAGTTAAATCTTGGATACCAAGCACTCATACATTGAGCGTTATTGACATTAATGGTGAATTTATTAATGGCCAAACAATTATTGGTTACACAAGTAACGCAAGATATACATTGTCAACATACAATCCATTAAATGTTAATGTTGCACATGAAACATACGATAACTTGTATATCAGAAATCAAGCCAACTCAATTATTGATTTTTCAGAATCTAATCCTTTTGGTAGCATATAATGTCAACAAATATACAATATCACCGTGTCATTAGAAAACTGGTTGTAGGTTTTGGTAATTTGTTTAATAACCTTACTCTAGTAAAATACAATGCAGACAATACCGAATCTGAAAGAATGATTGTTCCTATTGCATATTCTTCAAAAGAATTATATGTAATGCGTTTACAAGATGATCCAGATTTAAGTAAAAAGGTAATGATGACTTTACCTAGAATGTCATTTGAAATGACAGGTTTAAATTATGATGCAACAAGAAAACAAAATACAAACATCAAACAATTTACTAAAACACCAAATGGTGTGGCCTCACAATACAATCCTGTGCCTTATGATTTTGATTTTTCTTTATATCTGTATGTTAGAAACATCGAAGATGGCACACAATTAATTGAACATATTCTTCCTTACTTCACACCAGACTATACTATCAAATTAAATCTCATTCCTGAGATGGGAATAGTTAAAGAAGTTCCAGTTGTTTTAAAAAATACTGAGTATGAAGTTAAATACGAAGGCAATATGAGTGCCGAAACAAGAATGATTATTTGGACTTTAAACTTTACTGTTAAAGGTTTTGTATTTGGTAAGACATCCGATGTTGGTTTAATTACAACTTCCATCACCAACATATATAATAATATAACAGAAAATGATGTTGTTAATTTTAGTGTGGCAAATACTGGCCATGGCATGTATCAAAGTGGTGAATTAGTTTATCAAGGTTATTCTCCTGCAACTGCTACTGCAACAGGCAAGGTTGTTACTTTTGCAAATAATCTTAACCAATTAACTTTAACTAATGTTAATGGACATTTTGTTTCGGGAAGTCCTATTATTGGTATGAAAACTAATGCAAATTATTCTTTTGTATCGTATAAAGTACAACCAGAAAAATTTGTTAAGATAACAACAAGGCCCAATCCAACTTATGCCACAGCAAACTCAAAATATGGTTACTTAATTAATATAGCAGAAGCTCCAGATACAGAAGGTTAATATGAGTGATTTGAATAAAAATTTATCTGATATCTTTGATATCAACCCTATTAGCGACCCTATTAATGATGATTCTTCACAAAAGAAAAAAACTTATCTTACTACCAACTACAATGCACCAGATTTAAAACAAGATTTAACTGATGCATATCAACAGTCAAAAGAAAATCTTCAAGGCATCATCGACCAAGGCCAAGAAGCAATGGAAGAAATTCTAAACATTGCAAAAGCCGGCCAACATCCAAGAGCATTTGAAGTTTATGGAACTCTACTTAAAAATATGGTAGATGCCAATAAAGAACTTCTAAACATCCAAAAGCAAATGCGTGATATGGATGAAGAAAAGAAAAAACAATCAGGTACCACAATTGATAAAGCCATTTTTGTTGGCTCTACCGCAGAGTTGAATAAACTCATCAAAGGCAAAGATTAATGCCTGTACAAACTAAAGATTCGTATCGTGATAATCCCCTACTTAAAAAAGTAGGTGTTGAACATCAATATACAAAAGAACAAGTTGAAGAATATATGAAATGTGCCGAAGATCCGGTATATTTTTGTATGAACTACATTAAGATTGTTAACGTAGACGAAGGTCTGATTAACTTTAAGATGTGGGATTTTCAAAAAGAAATGATTAATCTATTTAAAGATAACCGTTTCGTTATTACAAAATGTCCTCGTCAGGTTGGTAAAACTACCACAACAGTTGGTTACCTTCTTTGGGCAACCATTTTTACCGATTCTCAAAACGTAGCCGTTCTGGCTAACAAAGGTTCATTAGCAAGAGATATTTTAGCCAAGTATCAACTTGCTTATGAAAACTTACCGCAATGGCTCCAACAAGGTGTGGTGACTTGGAATAAGGGTAACGTAGAACTAGAGAACGGGTCTAAAGTTATTGCGGCCTCCACATCATCCTCTGCAATCCGAGGTGGTTCTTTTAACATTGTATTCTTAGACGAATTTGCTTTCGTACCAAATAATATTGCCAATGAATTCTTTAACTCAGTTTATCCTGTAATCTCATCTGGTAAATCTTCAAAGATTATTATTGTTTCAACTCCTAATGGTATGAATCTATTCTATAAACTATGGATGGATTCAATAGAGAAACGAAACAACTATAAAAACTTTGAAATTCATTGGTCTATGGTACCAGGTCGTGATGAGGCATGGAAAGAAGAAACAATTCGTAATACTTCTTATCGTCAGTTCCAACAAGAGTTTGAAACTGAGTTCTTAGGTTCTTCAAATACACTGATTTCTGGTTACAAACTACAACAATTACGGTACATAGACGCTATTGCTGACCATGATAAGATGAAAATTTATGAACATCCTATTAGGGAACGTGATGGCGATAGTAAAACTGACCACATATATTGTATTACTGTTGATGTTTCTGAAGGTAAAAACTTAGATTCATCTGCTTTCTCGGTATTTGATATTTCTACCACACCATATAAACAAGTGGCCACATATAATAGTTCTTCAATATCACCAATATTGTTGCCTACAGTAGTAGTAAATGCTGCCCGTCTATATAATGATGCATACATTTTAGTAGAAATAAATAATAACCCACAAGTAGCAGACTATATCCATTCGGATTTAGAATATGAAAACCTTTTAAAAGTCTTTACTGGTAATAAAAAACCACAACAACTGTCTGCCGGATTTGCAAGAGGTATACAGATGGGTCTTAAAATGTCACCCCAAGTTAAACAGGTTGGTTGTTCAAACCTTAAAACTTTGATTGAAGGTGATAAGCTGTTGATTAATGATTTTGATACTTATTCAGAATTAACAACATTTGAGCAACACAAAACCTCATTTGCGGCTGCTGAAGGCGCCAATGATGATATGGCCATGACTTTGGTTATCTTTGCGTGGGCAGCCACACAGAAATACTTTAAAGAAATTGTTAACCATGATTTAAGAAAACAGATTCAGTTGGAAAACATGAATCAATATGATGAAGAAGTATTACCTGCACCTATAATTGAAGATGGATTAGAACATGATTTTATGATTGAAGGTGGTGATGTATGGGAGGTTGCAGGTGGAGGAGGAGTTTATGAACAGTATTCCAGAGATTTTTGGAAAAAAATGTAAAACCGATGATTCATAAATATCCATATGGTATTTTAACTGCCAAGAACAAAATAATAATTCAAGGAGAATAAAATGGCGTTTCAACTCTCTCCAGGCGTAAATGTTTCCGAAATCGACTTAACCACAGTCGTTCCTTCGGTCGTTACTAGTGCTGGTGCTTATGCTGGAACATTTAATTGGGGTCCAGCTTCCAAAATTATACAAATAGATAGTGAAAAAACTTTGTATAATACGTTTACACCGGCTAATCCCGATTCAAATTCCGCAATCTCATTTTTTACCTGCTCAAGCTTCTTAGCTTATGGTAATAATTTAAATGTTGTGCGTGCTATTGGTGCAAATAGCAAAAATGCTGATGCAAATACATCCGCTACCAATCCACAAGTTGTTAACGAAGATGTTTTCCAAGCATCTTATATGTTAAACAACAATGCCAATACTTATGGTCCTTTTATTGCAAAATATCCAGGTACTTTAGGAAATGGATTAAAAGTTGCAGTTTGCGACAATTCGTCAGACTTTTCAACTTGGACATACAAATCTTATTTCACAAGCGCACCAGGAACATCAGAATATGTACAAAATGCGGGTGGTTCAGCTGATGAACTCCACGTTGTTGTTATTGATAGCACAGGATTATTTACTGGTGTTGCAGGAACAGTATTAGAAACTTATCCTTTCTTATCAAAAGCTTCTGATGCAGTAGTAAATGGCACTACAAATTACTATAAACAAGTAATTTTTAATGATTCCAATTATGTTTACGCAATTGATCCTCCACAATATTCAACTACATCTACTACTTGGGGCCGTATGGCTGCAGGAACAGTTTTTGCAGTTTTATCTGGTGCTCAATTAATTTCATTTGCTGGTGGTACAGACGAATCTCCAGTTGATGGTCAAACACAAAGAGCTTGGGATTTATTTGCAAATAAAGAAACTGTTGATGTTGCATTGTTGTTAACCGCAGACGCTAATATTGCAATACAACAATATGTTATTGACAATATTGCTAATGTTCGTAAAGACTGTGTTGCATTTATTTCACCAAGATATGCTGATGTTGTAAACCAAAATGGTGGTGAATCTGCTAATATCACAACTTGGTTAGGATTATTGCAACGTTCATCATCTTATACTGTTGCTGATTCTGGTTGGAAGTATATGTATGACAAGTACAATTCAACTTATCGTTGGATTCCATTGAATGGTGATGTTGCTGGTTTATGTGCATACACAGATACCATTCGTGATCCATGGTGGTCACCTGCTGGTTTAAACCGTGGCAACATTAAAAACGCAATTAAGTTGGCATGGTCACCAAGCAAAACATATCGTGATACCCTGTACAATGCAGGTGTAAATCCTGTTTGTTCTTTCCCTGGTAACGGTATTGTATTGTTTGGAGATAAAACACTACAAGCTAAACCATCTGCATTTGACAGAATTAATGTCCGCAGATTGTTTATTGTCTTAGAAAAATCAATTGCCAAAGCTGCTCAATACTCATTGTTTGAGTTTAATGATGAATTTACCCGTGCTCAATTCGTTGCATTGGTAACTCCATTCTTGCGTGAAGTTCAAGGACGCCGTGGTATTACTGACTTTAAAGTTGTTTGTGATACAACAAACAATACTGGTCAAGTTATTGATTCTAACCAGTTTGTTGGTGATATCTACATCAAGCCTGCTCGTTCTATCAACTTCATCCAATTGAATTTCGTTGCAGTTGGAACTGGTGTTGACTTTACAACAGTCGTTGGTCAGTTCTAATAAATACTAACGAATAGGAGAAAACAAAATGGCATTCAATGTAGCAGAGTTTAGAAGTCAAATGGTTGGTGACGGAGCCCGTCCCAATCTATTTCAGGTTACTCTAACATTCCCAACAGTTGCAACGGGTGGTTCAGTTGCTGGTCAAAAAGTAACATTTATGGCCAAAGCAGCGCAATTACCTGGTTCAACAATTGGTACAGTACCCGTTTACTACTTTGGTCGTGAACTGAAGTTTGCGGGTAATCGTACCTTTACTGATTGGACATTACAAATTATTAATGACGAAGATTTCGCAATTCGTAACTCCTTGGAGTCATGGATGAACGCAATCAATAGTCATTCTAGTAATGTTCGTAATGCTTCAGCTGGCACACCAACAGGATATACTGTTGACGCTTCTGTTGCTCAATACAGTAAAACTGGCGATGTTTTGAAAACTTATAAATTTGTTGGTCTGTTTCCACTTGATATTGCGCCAATCGACTTGGATTGGCAAAGTAATGATTCGATTGAAGAATATTCAGCGACATTTGCTTATCAATGGTGGGAAGCTGATACAACTAATTAATTATTTGGTAGGGGGACTTAGGTCCTCCTTTTATGTTTTTTTGAATTGGAAAAGTAAATAATATGGCAGCCTTAAATAAATTCTCTCTTTTTGGATTTACGATTGCACGGAACAAGTCTGAACAAGACAATGAAGTGCAACAATCTTTTTCGCCCCCATCAAATGATGACGGGGCACTTACCATTACCTCTGCGGCTTACTACGGAACTTATGTTGACCTAGATGGTACTGCCAAAAATGAAGTAGAACTTATTTCTCGTTATCGTGAAATGGCTATGCAGCCAGAAATTGAATCAGCAATTGATGATATTATGAATGAAGCTATCGTGCAAGATGACGATGGTAAAATTACTAATATTATCTTAGACGATTTAAAACAAAACGATAAGATTAAAAAAGCCATTAAAGAAGAATTTAATACCGTTCTTCGTTTACTGAATTATCAGAATATGGCACACGATATCTTCCGTAGATATTATATTGATGGTAGATTGTATTACCATATAATTATCGACAGAGAGAAACCTACAGAAGGTATTAAAGAATTAAGATACATTGATCCACGCAAAATCCGTAAGGTTCGTGAGATTAAGAAGAAAAAAGATGAACGCACAGGCGTAGAAATGATGGATGTGGTAAATGAATACTACATCTACAATGATAAAATTGTAACTGGTTCATCCAGTAATTATGGTCCTGTTGGTGTTCGTATTACTACAGATTCAGTCGTTGCAGTAGTTTCAGGTTTAATGGATGCACGCCGTGCTGTTGTGTTGTCTTATCTACACAAAGCAATCAAGCCACTCAACCAATTGAGGATGATTGAAGATGCTACAGTCATTTATCGTATCAGTCGTGCTCCCGAGCGCCGTATTTTCTATATTGATGTGGGTAACTTACCTAAGTTAAAAGCAGAACAGTACCTCCGTGATATTATGGTCAAGTATAAAAACAAACTTGTCTATGATGCCAATACAGGTGAAGTTCGTGATGACCGTAAGTTCTTATCAATGATGGAAGATTTTTGGTTACCTCGCCGTGAAGGTGGAAAAGGTACAGAGATTACAACATTACCTGGTGGTCAAAACCTAGGTGAGTTGGAAGATGTTAAATATTTTCAAAAGAAACTATATGGTTCATTAAGTGTACCAGTTTCTCGTTTAGAAGCTAGTGAAGGTTTTTCACTAGGTCGTTCTACTGAAGTTACTAGAGATGAGTTAAAGTTTTCTAAATTTGTTGATAGAGTTCGTAACCGTTTTTCTGATTTATTCAGTCAAGCTTTGCGTGTACAGTTGGTACTTAAAGGTGTTTGCACGGCAGAAGAATTTGATGCTTTCAAAGAAAACATTCATTACGACTTTATTAGGGACAACAACTTTAGTGAACTCAAAGAAGCTGAGTTAATGACCAACCGTTTAGGTCTGTTGAGTGCGGTTGACCCATACACAGGTCGTTATTTCTCACAAAAATGGATTCAACAAAACGTCTTGCGTTTGAATGATGATGAAATTGTAGAAATGCAAAAAGAAATTGACCAAGAGAAAAAAGAAGGACTTGGTTTACCAGTTGGCGTAATGAATGACGTTGCACAACAAACTATGATGAGTCAGGTTCCAGGACAACCACAAAATCCTGCAGACCAACAACATCAAGCTGATTTGCAACAGGCACAATTAGACCAACAAAAAGAGTTATCCGCAGCACAGAAGAAAGAAGAAACTTCTTCTGGTGTGTTTACCAAATTGAAACAGATACTATAAATATTGAATTGGAGATAAAAATGACAGGTACAACAAAAGCTATTATTGATTATGCATATGATGATAACGCAAAAGAAATGCGGGATGCATTGTATTCTGATATTCAGGATAGAGTTATGGCACATATTGATGCCAAGAAACAAGAAATTGCTAGAACTTTAATTACACCAGCTGAACAAGCCAGTGAGGAAGATATTGAAAACACTTAAAGAGTTTCTGTCTGAAAAAAGAGCGGTACCAAAGTTACCGCCTGATCCACCTATGGTTTTAATAATGAAACGTAAGGCGGTTAGACTGTTTCCAAACGGCCAAAGAGTGGCTTTGTATCATGTGGATAAAATTAATAAATATGTAACAGTACCATATGAAGCTATGCATTGGTCTAGCTCTGTACCAGACGAATTTAAGAACATTACATTAGGATAAAAAATGGCAATCTCAAACACAACATTTACATTGTTAGATACAAATAAAAAAGTTGTTATCAAACGAATTGGTTTTACTGATGCAAACGGTGGAGATGAACCACAAACTGTTTTTATTAACGCCAAAGCATTAGCGTATGCAATGAACGCAAACAACCTTCCATATCAATCAGGTAATACTGTTTCTGCTGGTTTTGGTGCAGGATTAACCATATCAAGAGTTCTTGCTTCTGTTGATGCTGAAGTGGGACATCTACAAATTATATGGGAAGGTTCTGCTAGTTCAACTGCATTGGCTTATGGTGTAGGTTATCACGACAGTAATCCACAATATCAAATGCCAATTCTTACAAATACTGCAACCAATCCAACAGGAAACATTGCAATTAAAACGGTTGGCACAACAGCTAATGCTTGCTATACAGTAATTATTGAGTTACATAAAAATGGTAACTATTACTCTGCCGGTCAGTTCCAAGACCCAGCTGCATTTAACTATCCTCCTTATGGCGTAACTCCATAATGAAAGATTTTGTTTCAAGCATTTTTGATGGTGACCTTATTGGAGCTCAAAAAATACTTGAAGCTAGATTGGAACAAATAGTAGAAGAAAAGTTGCAATTAGTTGGTATAGAAGTTACAGAAAAGTTAAATGATGATTTAAGTGAGGCAAATGTATTAAAGCAAGGAAGAACTAAATTAATACGTTTGCGTATCAGAAATGGTAAAGTACAAAGACGGGTAAAAAAGTCCACCGTCAAAGGGTTTGTGTTTCGTGGTGGTAAGTTAAGTCGTATGTCAGCCATGGAACGTAGACACAGAAAAATGGGCGCTAAGCGTGCTAAAGTTAAAAGGCGTGCAAAACTAGGGCAATCGATTCGTAAAAGATTTAGAGCTCTGCAAAGAAGAAAGTCAATGGGGGTATAATGAAACTTATTAAAGAAGTTTTCGAAACAGTTAACTATCTTGTCGAAGAAAAAGACGGCAAGAAAGCTTTGTATATCGAAGGACCATTTCTACAATCAGAAGTGGTAAACCGCAATGGCCGCAAGTACATGAAAGAATCAATGGCCAGAGAAGTTAACCGATATACAGAAGAATACATTAATAAAAACCGTGCCTTTGGTGAGCTGGGTCATCCAGACACACCTTCCATTAACCTTGACCGTGTTTCACACTTAGTTGTGGGTTTACGCCAAGAGGGTAATGATTGGATAGGCAAAGCAAAAATTCTTGAAACCCCAATGGGAAACATTGTTAGAAGTCTACTAGAAGGAGGAGCACAAATTGGTGTATCTTCCCGTGGTATGGGTTCTCTTAAAAATGTTAATGGCATTAATGTTGTTCAAGACGATTTTCATCTGGCCACAGCGGCAGATATAGTAGCAGACCCTTCCGCACCAAATGCTTTTGTACAAGGCATTATGGAAGGTAAAGAATGGATGTTGGTAAATGGTGTTTGGACTGAACAAGACTACTCTCAGGCGAAATCACAAATTCGTCTAGCTTCACAGAGAGAAATCGAAGAAGTAAGTCTACGCATATTCGAAAACTTCCTCAAAAAACTTTAAATATAAATATCCATATCAAATCAAGGAGATTTTCAAAATGGCAAAATTTAACCTGTCCGAAGCCGCTAAAGACATCCTTACAGCATCTGTTGCTGGTAAGAAAAGTGGTCAAGATAAACCCGCAAAATTAACTGGCGATGTTGCTTACGGTACCAAAGAAGCAGGCGATATTGGTGGTAATGTAACCAAAACTACTGATGCAGGACCTGATGCAACTAAAGGTGCTCCAACAGCAAGAGCTCCTGGTGCAACACCTCCTGTAGGTTCTGAGCCAGCTAAAAAGATTACTGGTCAGCCAGCACAATCTGGTTCAGTAGAACAACCAGAAGGCAAATCCGGTAAACAAACTATGCCAAACAACAAAGGTGGTGTAGGTGTTCAACAGTACGAACAAACCGAGTCAGATGACGAAGTTGTTGCTGAAGAAAAAGAAGAAGGCCACGAAGATGCTGCACAAGATAAAGCCCTAATCAAAAAAGAGATTCAAAAGGAAAAAATGAAAGAAAAAATGAAAGAAGATATGGACGCTTTGATGTCCGGTGAAAACCTTTCAGAAGAATTTGTTGCCAAAGCAACAACCATTTTTGAAGCTGCCGTTATTGCTCGTGCTGAAGAAGTTATTGCTTCTGCTGAAGAACAGTTAACAGAACAATTTGAAACTGCCATTGAGCAAGTTAAAGAAGAATTGGCTGCTAAAGTTGATGATTACCTCAACTACATGGTTGAAGAATGGATCAAAGAAAACCAACTCGCTATCGAAAAAGGTCTCCGTGCAGAAATCGTGGAAGACTTTATTGGTGGTTTGAAAGGTTTGTTTGAAGCTCACTACATCGATATTCCTGCTGACAAAGTAGACGTTGTAGAAGAACTAACAAACAAAGTATCTGAGTTGGAAGAATCACTCAATGAGCAAATTAATTCTGCTGTTGAGTTAAACAAAGAACTTAACGAACACAAAAAATTAGAGGCTATACATACAGCATGTGAAGGCCTAACGCAGACCCAAGTAGAAAAAATGAAATCACTCGCAGAGGGTGTAGATTTTACTACTGAGGAAGAATTTGTTGCTAAAGTTGATGTTTTGAAAGAATCATATTTCAAAGCTGAAGTTAAAGTTGCAGATAATTCGTCTTTAGATGAAGTTTTAGTTGAAGAAGAAAAGAAGGCTGTAAAGTCTGCTGATCCTTCAATGGATCTTTATGCAAAAACAATTTCACAAACCTTGGTAAAATAATACCATAATATATACAACAAAAGGAAAACTACAATGTATATGACCGAAGAATTACAAAAGAAATGGGCACCAGTTCTGGAGCATTCCGAACTCGAAGCCATTAAAGACCCATACAAGAAAGCTGTTACAGCTCTTGTTTTGGAAAACCAACACCAAGCTATGGCTCAAGACCGTCAGCAATTAAACGAATTAGCAGATGCAGGTCCTACAAATGCAACTGGTTCTTCTGTTGCTAACTTTGACCCAATCTTGATTTCTTTAGTACGCCGTGCTTTGCCTAATCTAATCGCTTATGACGTTGCTGGCGTTCAGCCAATGACTGGTCCTACCGGTTTGATTTTTGCAATGCGTGCTCGTTACAATAACCAAGGTGGTACAGAAGCTTTCTTCAACGAAGCAAACACAGTTTACTCTGGTGCTTCTTCTGCTGCTAACCCATACGGTTTCCGTGGCGTAGGTGCTACAACTGACGTTGGTGTAAACCCTGTTGCTGACTTAGCAGCTAACGCTTACACAACTGGTATTGGCATGCCAACAGGTACTGCTGAGTATCTTGGTTCTGATAGCAATGCTGCATTCCAACAAATGGCCTTCTCTATTGAGAAAGTTACTGTAACTGCACAAAGCCGTGCTTTGAAAGCTGAATACAGTTTAGAACTTGCTCAAGACTTGAAAGCTATTCATGGTCTTGACGCTGAAACAGAATTGTCTAACATTCTGTCTACAGAAATCCTCTCTGAAATCAACCGTGAAGTTATCCGTACAATCTATACTTGCGCTGTAACTGGTGCTCAGTATGGTACTACAACTGCTGGTTATTTCGACTTAGATACTGACTCAAATGGCCGTTGGTCTGTTGAGCGTTTCAAAGGTTTGATTTTCCAAATCGAGCGTGATGCTAACGTAATTGCTAAGCAAACTCGTAGAGGAAAAGGTAACGTATTGATTGTATCTTCAGACGTAGCATCTGCAATGGCTATGGCTGGCGTACTCCAGTACACACCTGCTCTGCAAGCTGACTTGCAAGTTGATGATACTGGCAATACATTTGCTGGTATGTTGCATGGCCGTATCAAGGTTTACATTGACCCATACTTTGGTGGATATACATCTAACCAAGAATTGGTAACTGTAGGCTACAAAGGTTCTTCACCTTACGATGCTGGTCTGTTCTATTGCCCATACGTTCCGTTACAAATGGTTCGTGCAGTTGACCAGTTCACATTCCAACCTAAGATTGGCTTTAAGACACGTTATGGAATGGTTGCAAACCCATTCGCAGAAGGTCTTGGCGCTGGTAACGGTCAGTTGAATGCTCGCACCAACAAATACTATCGTATTTTCGGTGTTAAGAACTTGATGTAATCAAAAAGTTCCCGTTAAGAGGAACATTTGAAAGACCACCTTCGGGTGGTCTTTTTTTTGGCTCCTAAATACTAATGTTAGACTTATAGGAATATATCGATAAATGACTGCACTTACCAGAACACCTGAGAATACCAATCTATTACAAGCCACCAAGTTTTTGTTGACTTTTGATAGAATACCTAATACCACTTATTTTTGTCAATCTGCAAACTTACCAGGCGTTAGTGTTGGTCAAGCACAATTGACATTTCCTAGCCTTACCGCATTTGCACCAGGTAATCAAATTTCTTACAACAACTTTAATATTGTATTCACAATTGATGAAGCTTTAAATTCTTGGAAAGACTTACATAATTGGTTTCTTTCTTTTGCATCACCTAATGGTACTGAAGAAAGAAACAGATTAACAAATCAACAGAACCAATACAAAACAAACAGTAATGCATTTAAACAATATTCTGATGGCATATTAACCATTTTAAATGCATTGAATAATCCTGTGGCAAGAATACATTTCCACAATATGTTTCCCGTTTCTTTATCAGACATTCAGTTTGATACCAAATTATCGGCAGATGATATTATTACTGGCGATGCCACTTTTGTGTTCGAGAGCTTTGAATTTATCTAACATAAGGCTTGCATTTTAACATGGAGTATGTTAAGATGTAAAATAGCATGTTAAACTATTGAAAATATTATGGAAAATTTAGAACAAGTATTAAA